TCATCTATAATTACCTTACGAGTACCACAAGATGATAACATTGTAATTACAGTAGAAGCTAATGCAACTGATAACCAAAAAGTAATAACTCCTTTATTTCGTGAAATAATTGTCTGCTTCATATTGTCTTCTTTTAGTTAAACCATTTAATATTTTACCTCCTGCTTTATTCCATTTTAAAAATTCATCTTTTATAGTATGGTCTAATCTATTATTATTTACCTTTTTTAAAAGTGTGCTTTTCATAAAATTTCCAACTCCAACATTATAAGCAAATGAAACTAAACTATTAAATTGATTTTGTGTTAAAGGTTGTGTAACTACTTTACTAACTCTTTTAGCAAAATTATCTGCAATGTCTTTAAACATATCAAATGCTTCAGCTTTAGTTATTGACTTATCCACCATAGTAACTTTTTTACCATCTTTATAAAATGTATTACCGTAACCAATAGTAGCTAATTTAGCAGGACATAAATAAGGTTTAGCACTAAATCCTTCAAACTCACAAATTAACATATAACCTTTGTTATCTAACTTCATTTGGATAATAGTTTAATTATTGTTCCAACCAATCCAGCAGTCAATAAACCTGCTACAAATTTTAACTGTCCGATATAAACGGACTTTTTAGCCATATCTAATTCAATAAACTCTAACTTTTCTTTTAAAGTTTCTATGTCGTGTCTTATAGAATCAATGTCAGAAATAACACCTTTATTACCATTTACTTTAGAACCTACTAAAGCACTTGATATGTGTTGTAAATCTTCTTTTATTAAACGAAGGTGTTGTTCCATTCTGTCTAATCTTTCTTTTTCTTGAAATTCCATTCTAAACCTTTAATTTTGCAACTATATCCGTAAATCCTTGTATGCTTACATAAGCAGTAGCTATTACAACCCAATCTTGAGAAGTTAAATCACCCGCAAATAAACCACCACAAGCTATTAAAAATACCATCAATTTACGTGATATAAATTTATTTAATATTCTATCTAAATTTTCTTTACTCATAACAATATTGTTCCTATAATTGCTCCTAAAGCAGTATATAATATATCTTTTAAATCAAATGGTGCTTCGTTAAATTTACCATTGTACCATTCCCAACAATATCCTAAAAAATAACCAAATATTCCAGCTATAAATGTTTGCCCTATCTTACCCATATCAAATGAAACATCAAACTGAATCAATAACCAAATTACAGGTGTTACTGTAACTGCTCCTCCTATTAAGTGCAAATGGTATCTTTTTTTTATGAAGTTATTCATTGATTTCTATTTCAACAGGTTCTCCTAATATTTCTTCTAATCTGTCTGCTGATAAATACCAAAATCCATTTCCTTCTTGTATATCTGTCCATCTTAAACAATCATCTCCACAAGGTAAACCAAAAAAAGTATTGACTATTTCTAAAGATGCTTCTGCTTCTTCTAATGTATTATATATATATCCTACCATATTTTATAATATGTATTAATGTTTGAATCTATTGCTATTTTTGATGGATTGCCTACAAATGATATCGCTTCTTGCATATAAATATCTGAATAAATTGAAGTAATATTTCTTTGACCAAATCTAATAAAAGTATTAGGACCAGCTCCTGATGTTACAGTTGCAGGTGTTAAAATATTTCCATTTGCATAAGCACTTGTTGTAGATGCTCCAGCAATTATTGCATATAATCTATTTTGTCCTACTACTACGCCATTTCCAGTAAATGTAGCAGCAGATAAATACCCAATAGAAGTGTTAGATGGTAAATGATATAAATTTGTTCCTGCAGTATAACCTAACGTTAATAATGTATTTGCAGATGTTGATGATATTGCAGTTCCTAATGTATAACTTGAAACGTTATTTAAAGCAATACTTGTATTACTTATGCCTAAAAGAGTATTGTTTGCTGAAAGGAATCTAACCGCTACTTTTCCACCTGAAGTATTTGTTTCTAAATTACCCAAATTAACTATTTTTGGTTGTGTAGAAGTAGTTGCATTTGTTGGATTTCTTCCATTACCACTTTGGTCGTACCAAGTTACTACAAAAATATTTTGATTAGTATTTACCCCATCAGGATTAGTATATCCGTTTACAATTGAAGCACAAAATTGACCTAAATTAATTGCAGTTGTAGCAGTACCTGAAACATAAGTAATAGCACTATTTAAACTAATTGTATTATTTGAGTCAAAACTTAAATCTACTGTTGTTGTTGTTACACTTGGGGTAGTTGTTGTTCTTCTAACTCTTAAACAAAAACCTGTATAAGAAGTTTTTAATTTTCGTAAAGAATGTGCGTGATAAGCATTTGGAAAAATATCTAAAATAGGTATTTCATTTCCAAAAAATCTATTGTGTCCAATATAACCTTTTTCAATAGTAGTAGTTCCTATTTTTACACTTGTATCAGCATTTACATTTCCAATTTCTATTGCCATAATTTATGCAGTTATAAAATATAAAGTTGTTGCACTAACAGTTCCTGCAGTTACAAAACCAGCATATTCAGCAGCAGTTACAGTAGCAATGCTTGCAGTTGTATAAGTATTTTCTTGTGGACTTACCGTTACACCTCCAGAACTTAAAGCAGAAGTTACAAAAGCAGTAGTTGCTAATTTAGTAGTATTATCTCCAGCAGTTTGTGTTACCCCTGTTGTTCCTGTTGGTAATGATGGTGTTCCTGTAAAAGTTGGAGATGCTAATGGTGCTTTTGCTGCTAAATCAGTTGTTAAGTTTGTAACTTGTGCTTGTGTTATATTTGGAATATCTGTTGCAATTAATGAAGTTCCAGCAGTTACTAATCCTTTTGCATCATAAGTTATTTTAGTGTTTGTTGCTCCTGTTATAGCAGTATTTTTAACAACCAAATTACTTAAGTCTTGGTCGCCTGTATTTGTTCCACTTGTATTTTCTAATACTGTAAATTTAGCAGGTTTTAATAATCCCGCATTTGTAGCATCTGCTAACGGTAATGTAGCATCATCTCCAGTACTACTAACTACAATTCCATTTGTAGGTGAAGGAGTATAGGTTAAATTAGTTGCTCCACTAACAACTGTTGCCCAAGTATTATCTCCTCTTAAATAAGTTGTAGCAGATGGTGTTCCTGTTGCAGTTAAATTAGCTATACCAACAGATATTAAATAATTTGATGTATCAAGAGTAAATACTCCAGAAGATAACATTCTTACAAATGGAACACTACCACTATAAGATAAAGCAGATAATCCTGTTAGATTTGCATTAAGTGGTTGCTTTCCATCTAATTGACTCTTTACAACTACATCTGAACTTACTGTTCCTGCAGTAGCAGTTATTTTACCATCGTTTTGTATTGCTGCTTTTAATGTTCCATTATTTTTAAAATTAGCAATATTACCACTAATTGAATCAATTTCAAATTCTCCTGCAATTCCTGTTTCTGAATATCCTTTAACTCCTATTCCTGTATTAGAATAACCATCTATTCCTTTTCCACTGTCAGAAATTCCAACTACACCTGTTCCTGATGAAGATTGTCCTGTGATAGCATTTGAAGCACCAACACCAGAAACACCTATTGGATTTGTAGTAGATGCATTTATATTGGTTACTTCTTGTAACCCCATCGATTTATTTTCCCAAATATCAGTTGCAGAAGTATAAGCTAATACATTATTATTTGCAGGAGTTGTTATTTTTACATTATGTAATTCATCAAGTTCATAACCGTTATCTACCTTTACAAAAATAGTTCCTTGTGTTATGTGTGCGTAAATTACATATCCAATTATAATTAAATGATTCGGAGCAGTTGGTTTTACTTTTGTTAATCTACCTGCAACTGTTGGAGATAAATATAAAATGTCCCCATCTAACCAAGTTTCACTTTGTAAAGAACCTGTTGTATTTATGCCTCTAACTATTCCACTTGTTGTAATAAAGCCCTCTTGATTGTTTGCTATTGTTTCAGTAACTAATCCTATTGTTTCAGCACTTAAAACATCATTAGTAGCTTGTGCCAAATCAACTTTCATTCTTTGACCTTGAGCTCCTGTTATTCTTACTGCTTGATAATTGGCTTCTAATAATGTTATACTTGTAGCAGTTTTATTAACTACTCTTACAACTTGTTCTTGCCCTATTTGTAAAGTAACATTACCACCTTTTAATTTTAAATCCAATGTTCCATCAGTATCATTGTAGTACAATGAACCATCAGTAGTAGGAATATTAGTTGGTGTATTATCAAACTCTAAATTACCTAATTGAATACCGAACTCTCCTAAATTTACATCAGATACTGCTCCTGTATATGGGACTGAATTTGCTATTTTTGTTTTTTCAGCAGGAGTTATTAAACCTGCATTTGTACCATCAGCCAAAGGTATAGTTGCACTTGTTCCGGTGCTACTTGTTACAGTGCCATCTGTTGGAGTTGCTATATATCCTAAATCAGTAATACCACCACCGCCACCACCTGTAACTTGATTTATATTTACAGTAGTTAAATTTGGATTTACAGTTATCGCAACTGTTTCTACTGTTTCGGTAACATTAATATCTATTATATCGTTTGCCATTATCGAGTTACATCATTAGTTATTGAAAAGTTTCCACTTATGTATGTTTTAACAGTACCATCTGCTTTAATTAATTCAATGTCATAAATATAATTTGCAGCATCAATATTTATTATTTGCCTATTTATTTTAAATAAACCTGTAGCAGCGTTTGTAATTGTTATTCCTGCACTTGCAACTGAAGTTAATGAAAGAAATATTACACCTCCATATTCTTTTCTTAATTGCATTCTTAACGTACAACCTGTTAAATTTAAAGCAACTGTATTAACAAGCATTTGAAAGTTTACTGCTTCAAATGTATCTCCTTTTATATGTGTAAAATCTAAAGCCATTATTTGTCTTTATTTAGTTTGTTTAAAAATACCTCTAACTTTTTTACGTTAGTTTCTTTTGGCTTGTATGTTTCTTTTATAGTACCCATCCTGTAAAATTTGCATCTTTATCTGGATAAACATCTGCATTTGAATTTAGATAGTATTCAGGGAATAAAGTTTGGTTAAAAGACATATAATCTATAAAGCGATTTGTATAACTTTGTGCAACATCTCTTTCTTTTTCAATTAAGAAATCTATTTCAGATTTTTCAACTGTAGAACTGTTTTCAGAATTATGTTTAAATACTCCTTTATTTGATACTTTATAAGCTGCGTAAGGCAAAAACTCTACCATTGCCCAATGTATTACCATTGGTTTAATATATTTGCTTAAAAGCGTTGTATATGGAGCAGCTAAATTACCTGCAACAATACCATCATTAATTTTGTCGTATAGTTTAGTTCCTAAATAATTTTGAATGTGTAATTGTTGTGCTTGATAAATATATTGTGTATATATATCAGGGTCTAAATTACCATTTAAGTTAGTAAATTTAACTATATCATTTGTTGAAATAAAAAGTCCTTGTGCCATATCTTAATTAGTTTGTATATCCCATTTTATTCCAATACTCTTGTGTATATCCTTTTGTAGGCATATCACTTGGCTTCATAGACACTTCTTTTTCATTACGTATTCTATATCCATATTTTTCAGCTATTGCATTGCTTAATGGTTTTGCTTTAGGACTTGTTGGGTCTATTTTTACACCATCTAAATTAGCGTATGTTCTACGTAACCATTTATGATCACATCTTGCACCGCCTTTATATAACCAAATAGAATATGTATCAGCACCTTTAACTCCAAATCCAGCATTTACAACTTGTCCACCCATAGAAATAATATCTTCTTTTCTATAAACTTTATCTGCATTTACCATTTTATTGCAAAATTCTCTTTGTCCTGATAAATTTCCACTATAAACATATCTTGTAATGAAGTTTACACCATCAACAACCTTATCTTGTTCTGATTTAATAGTTGGTCTTGCAACTCCTGTAGTTACAAAATGCCACATTTTAGATAATGTACTTTCTTTTTTAGAATTTATGTTTTGTATTTCTAAATCTAATTCATCTTCAGTATCATAATCAACTTCTGTTTCATCAATTATTAACCATTCTTCGCCTAATGTTTCTCCTTTTTCAATTAGTAAATCTGCAATAGAATCATTTGATAAATTATGTGAACACATTTTAACGCCTGTTTCTTCTTCCATTGTTTCTGCATCCATTCCAGATGTATCTACAAATTCTAAAGGTTGTATTGTTTTAAAATATAACTTTAATGATATATTATTAATAGCTAAAATAACGTCTAATGCTTCAATTATTTCTAATTGGTATGGTTTTATTACTATATTGTCAAATAATAGCGTAGCAGTCTTTATTTCGTCTGCATTGTTACCTAAACCACCATCACCTGTTCTAATTCCTAATAACATTGGAGAAGTAACTCTATGTCCTACAATTAGCTTTTCAAAACATTCTTTAGATAAATATTCATAATGTGCAGGAGCATCATTTAAAGGTAAATCTTCTACAGTTGTTTTTGATTCAGCATTAGCATTAAAAGCTACAATTACTTTTTCACCTCTTGCACCTGTTAGTTTAGAAAGAACATCACGTTTAATTTTATCACGCATTTCCTCTGTTGGAATACCTGCATTAAAATTAATTACTTTTGTGCCACTAAAACCGTTTTGACAATCATTAATTTGATAATCTGCTATGTTTTCTTCTAATAAAGCATATGGTAAAGCACCAGAATAATCTATAGGACTATAATAATCAAATCCACTTACATAAGGTTTAATAACGTATATTTCAACTTCATTTCCATTACCAAATCCAAAAGCAGGTATTTTTCTTATTTGTTCAGTTGGTTTTTTATTTTTCCAATCGTTGTGATAATACCAAGCTTCAATTTGTCCTTTATCATTACATTTTTCTGCTCTTAATGTTTGCATTGGAAAATGAAGAACTTGTTTTACTTGTTTCTTTTCCATTACAACTTGCATTGCAGCCATTCCTAAAAGTTTTCTTTCTAAAGATATTTTCTTTAAATCAGAATCTTTTATAATAGACTTCATTTGTGCATATTCATTAGGCTTTTTATTAGAATCTAAAGCATCTAATCCTTTGCCATAAATCATATTAGCAACACCTGTTATAATAGCACCATTTGTAGCACTATAAAGATACCTATCTATCAAATATTGAAAGTAATTATTATCACTTCCATATTCAATAAAATCATTCTTTTTATTTTCTTGTATTACAGGACTTGTATAAGCACTTAAATTTACTATTGATATATTACTCATATATTTTAAATTCGTTGTTTGTAACGTTTGCTACGTATTCATTTTGATTGACTGTGTATGTATCTGTATTTTGATTAGTACAAAAAACTTTATCTTTGTAAACTATATCATTATTGTTTTTAATAGTCAAATTATAAAACGTATTTTCTTTTAAATCAAAAATAGTTGTTGTTGTTAAATAATAATCAGATAAGAAAAAATCAGCAGCTATATTTGTTTCTGTTCCTGTTGTTTCGTTTCTTAAAACAATAGTAGTAGCTTTTAATTCACGTGGAATAAAACTAAAAGTTTGTGCAGTATTTTGTTCTTTTAAAATTATCATAATCTATTTTATTTAATAATAAATTTAACGTAGAATTGTTTTAAAACAAAAAAGGCATACTAATTAAAGTACACCTTTTTAAAAAACAAACAAAACAAATATTATGCTACAGTACCTTCAACAATAGAAGCAAGTATTCCTGTAGTTAATGGTCCAGTTACAAAGTTTGCAGGTATTTTTTCCATACCTTGAAATTCCATT